TGTCCATTTTTATATTTAATTTGTATATCCATTACATCACCCCAAAGTCTTTTAGTCTTTTCTTTGCAAGTTCCACATACCAATCTTTATTAAGGTATCTAGGACATTTAACATTATTCATATTCTCATTGAATATAAAACAGTGTTCTGGACTAGATGCAATTTTTTCAGGTTTTCCGGTTCGAATTGATACTTTCTTTACCCCTGCATCAGTTTCCTTAGTAGAAGCAAACAGCCTAACGCACTTTTCTTTTATAACTTCATCACCATGTAAGATAGTGGAATATTTACTTGTTATTTTTGTTACCATCTGAAATTCTTTTAGTTCATCACAACTATGAATAAAACTTTCAACTGGAACATTATTCACCATATATTCAACTAAAGCATGATTTACAATAGGAAAATCACCATAATCTAGGTTTGACAGCTTCTTTACATAAGCACCTTTTGACTTAATATGTCCATCAGGTGCAACAATGATATAATTGTTCACATCCTTCTGAAATACTTTTCTGTATTCATCAAATTCTAGTTTCAAGCCTGTTCTTTGTTCCCATTCCCAAGCAATATCATCAATTAAATTGAACCATTCTTCTTCATCCTGTCCATCAGGCATTTTTATTAAAATACCATCTGTATTGGACTGAATCAGTTGTGCATAAGGTTCAATATGTTCAATCAAATCAAGCAAAAGAATCTGTCCATATACACATACCTTGTTAGACATCAAAGGGTCATACAAGTCATTGTTCTTGTCCTTTAATACACCATAGGTTGAATTCAACACAATTTTCAGAACTGCCTGTAATGGGTCTTTTTTCTTTTTCAGTTCAAGTCTTTCATGGTAGATGTCTACAAATTTCTGTGGGTCCGCAATATTTCTTGAATGTAGGTTGTATCTAATCATCAAAGAAGGATAAAGAGAAGCAACATCCATCATCAGATAATATCCTTCACCACTGTATTGTTCCAATGCTCCATGGACACCACCCCATGCAAATGTGTGTGGACATCCTGCAACTATAACTGAATATTGATTCTTTTCAAGTTGCTTTTTCCCTGGAATGTGTCTGTAATAACATCTATTATCAGGGTTTGAATACCAATCTAAGACATCTTTGTATTTCTTCACCTGATTTGTGTTAGGAAAATCAATGTCAAATTCATCACCCCTATCACCTTGTCTATGTGCATCTAAGACTATTGCTGTCAACTGTGGCTTTGTTTTTGAAATTAAAGATAGGTCAAGTGCTTTGCCTTTGCAAGCAAGTTTCACCAGTTCCAACCTTCCATTGAATTCCTCTTTTCTTTGCAAGAACACTTCAATAGTCTGTTCTACATCATGTATACAATATTTAACAGTTTCTTGAAGTTCTTCTTTAGTCAACTTCCTGTCAATATCAAATGGAACACCGGTTTCTTTAATGTTGTTTCCCATGCTTCCTTCAAACCACTTCAATCCTTTGTCTAAGTTCAACATTACATCATAATTATTTAATGGAATTTTGCGAAGCAGTGAAGAAAACTTCCATCCAGGGTTACCTTTGACAATAATAAAGTCATTAATTCTTTTGGGGTCAAATCCACAAAGAATTCCTTTCAATATGTACTGGTCATAGTGATTTGAATTGAAACCAACCCAAATATCATTTTTCTTTGCTTGATACAATGAATCTAGTTCTTCATTGTTGTTAATGATAATATGCTGCTTCTTCTCTGTCATATCAATCACAACAACCAACCAGTCATATTTAAAAACTTCAAAGTCATAAAATAGCATCTATTCTCACCATCCTTTCAATTCATTATCTTCCCAAGGATAAAATCAAACCTTGGGAAGATAACTAATCTATTTATTCAAGAATAAATACTTCTGTTACTTCAAAGTCACTAAAATCTTTATTTTTCTTATTAGCTGTATATTTTAAAGCATATTCAAAATTATCTGCAATGGCTTCATAAATATCCATAAGCAATTCAGAATACTGTTTGTAACTCTTGAATTCCACAACAGGCATGTCTGCACCCATTTCTTCAACCATCTTACGAAGCAACTCATTACAGTTATGAATCTGAAATCCCTGTGTAATAACCTGATTGTAAAAAAGTATACTTCCCTTGTAATCTCCATCAGAAACAATCTTAAACCAAATACTAACCATAGGGTCGCCTTTTTTAGATGCTTTCAATTCCATTTGCTGAACTGCAACTTCATAATTACCATGTGGTACTTCTTTATAAGTTCCATTACCACTATTTGTAGCAGCTTCTGCTATATCATTCTGTAATCCTTCTGTATCAATTTCCTTATCCCATCTACTAAACATATCTTGTGCCATAATTTTCACCTTTTAACCTTTCTATGTAATTAATTTAATGTTGCTATAACCAAAGCTAACGCTTCTTCACTTGTAAATCCTTCATGTATATGAGCATCATATAAAATCTTGTTTGCGTGAGCTATTTCCTGTGGTCCTCTACTCATAAAATTATTTTTGCTCATATTGGTGGTGTTGCTTTTATTTTTTTCTACCACCTCTATAAGCATTTTTAAAAATTCATCCATTAGTTTTCACCCCTTCTTTTTCTAACTCTTGTTTTTGGTTTTTCAGACTCTACCTGCTGTTCCTGATTTTCTTCTGTTTCAGGTGTTTCCTGTTCTTCCACTGGTTCTGATACCTGCTGTGGCTCATCCTTGGCATTTTCTGCATCAGGTGTAGAATTACTTACCTTTCTTCTTTCTGGCTTCTGTGTGGCTTCTGCGGACTGATTTGCCTGGTCATAAACATCCATCAAAGCATCCCATGAAAGTGGAATAGTTGTCTGACTGATTCCCTTCAATCTGCCACCACCAAAGATGACTTCATTCTGTTTGAAGTTCAGTGTTCTGCTGTCATCATCTTCAACCACAACCCTTGCAACAATATCAACCATACCTGCAATCTTGTTTGCAATAGCATCCTGAATATTTGGTGCTATTCTTGTGATATTCTGACCATTTTTCTTAGTGATGTCCTTAGAAATATCTTCGTGCGATACAACAATAAGGTTTTCATAATCAAGATTGAAAAATCTTCTCATTGTAGAAAGATATTCTGTCTTAATAATATCCCAACCCTTTCCAAAGCCTGAATCAGATTCATGCTGAATACCAAGGTTATCATACATATAAATTCTGCACATTTCCCTTGTATCTTCAAGAAGGTCAATAATGATTGTTTTAAAGTCATTCTGCTTCTTTTCAAGTTCTGCAATGGTATCCTTAAATACTTCCCAAGCAAATTTTCTGTTGGTCATTCTACCATTAAGTGTAACTTCATCTTTAATGCTAACATAAGGCATTGTAACAAATTGAATATTTCCATCAGTATTTAGATTTAATGGATTTGGTGCATCATCAAGCATTGTTGTCTTACCACTAAAAGCAGCACCATAAATCCAAATCTTTCTTTTATTTGTTGTACTAATATTTCTTCTTTCACTACTTGGTAAATTCATATAATCAATTCCTTTCTGACAATAATCTTTGTATTCACAATAATTGCATAACCAGCTTATGTGCTGAGTAAATTCTTGTGCTTCCAACATATTCTTTGTTGAAAGCAAGAAGTTAATGACCTTTTCAGGGTCATATTCGATTTGAACCAGTTGTGGTTCTTTCTTGTCTAGTTCTTCCTGCAATCTCTGTCTGAACTGAAACAAGTCTTCTTTCTTTGACTGTTTGATGTTGACTTTTGGAACAAACAAGAAATACAAATTTCTAATAATTTTCCCTGGATTGTTCTTTTCAAAGAAATATTTATATAAATGAAGCTGTGGTGAATCCTTGTATTTGCTAACATTATTTGAATATTTGAAATCATACAAGTCATATACATTTGGGATGACTTGATGTTCACCAGCAAGTATCTGTTCTGTTTTTGCAGGTTCAAGAAGGTCAATAAATCCAATGAAGTCATTATCTTTAATCATTACTTCATATTCACCTTTTGGAATCATTGCTGCTGCCTTTGAAATCATCACTTCAAGTTTCATTGCTTCATTGACATGTGCATCGCTAATAACTGGATATTCCATAAAATATTCGTGAATTGCTGTTTGAATATCTTTTTCTAGTCCAGTATGAAGTGCTGTTCCAAGAAATAATGCGTTATCTGCATTATCAGGTGGAATGGTTTTAATTCCTTGATTATATTTCAAATCATAACGATATGGACAAGATTCAAAAGTTTCCACCTTACTGTGTGATACAATCAATTTGACCACCTTCCTTTCAGGATTTTATAATTGTATCTTGCGTTTTCCACATTTCCTTGAATAAGGTTGTCCACAAAATTTTTAAATAAATCAAAATCTTTTGGATAAAGAAGAATTCCAAAGCCACCTGCTTCATCTATCTTTTTTAGATTGTAAAGCTGTAATTCACTTGGTTTTCCATGTGGTGCTTTGACTTCAATTCCTAAAAAGCGACCATTACAACAAGCAAGAAGGTCAGGAATACCAGATTTTGTATAAGCTGCACCACCCCAATATTTCAAAAACCAACACCCATTATCTTTCAAAAAAACTTTAATTTTGTTTTCAAAATTCTTTTCATTACCCATATATTGCACTCCTTACTGATAATCCTCTTTTCAATCTTGCTTGAAATGTTGTTCTTTTTACACCAAACAATCTTTCAACATCCGATTGTGTAAATTGAATTCCATCTAATTCATATTTAGGGACACATGATTTGTTTTTATTTTGTTCAGTATATGTGACCCACCTGCAATTTGATGGTTCATAATTTCCATCAGGATTGATTCTGTCAAGGGTCAATTCATCTGAATAACCATTTGATTGTGACCAATCATAAAATGTAAGAAAATCATATTTCCATTCAGGACAGATTGTTATTCCTTTTCCACCCCATCCTTCAAATCTTGTTGCATTTGGATTGAAGCATCTTGTTTTCATATTTGACCATATTCTGTATAATCTTGTTTTAATCAATCCATGTGTGAATCTTGATGCTTCTTTACCTTCTTTGTGTTTGTATTGTCCTTTTGCCATTTTTACTCACCTTCTTTCTTTTGAAATATATACAAGGATATTCCCTAGACCTTTCACTGCACCATTTCCACTGTTTACAATCCTTGCAAGTCACTTCAGTCTTTAACTGTGATTCTGACAGATGCTTTGACATTTGATGTCTTTGTGTATTGTTCATAAATATCAGGTTTATCCTTTTTTAATGCTTTTGAATCAATAGTTGTTTTAGTAGTTGGTGCAACATATACAACTTTTAAAATATCATTTTCAAATGACTTAATTCCAAATTGAGCCATTGCAGCTTCAAGGGCTTTTCGGACTTCTTTTTCATTTTCTTCAAGTTCTTTTTTCTTCTTACTGATTATTGAAATTTGTTGCATTATAGCAAGAGCATTTGAATCATTATTGAATTCTTGTAATGCAGTTTCTTCATCAAACTGTTCTTCACACCCCTGCTGTTCAAGTTCTTCCTTGTCATCAAAGTTACTACAAGTATGCTCACATGTTTCAAAATCTTCACAATAATAGCAACAGCAATCCTTGTCACATGTGTTATCATTTAGTGCCTGTTTACATTTTTTCATTGTTTTCACTATTCCTTTCTTCGAGTTGTTTATTAAATTCTGTTTGATATTTAAGAATGTCTTCTGTATAAGGTGTTGTATATATTCCTTTATTCCAAAGTGTTTCTGCACCGTTAGACCCCATATTGTATGCCATTAAAACAAGGTTTGGGTCTGTATATTCTTCAAATAACTTTCTTAAAACAAATAAACCAGCTCTGATATTCTGTTCTTTATCTAAAAAATCAGTTACACCTATAGTTTCCGTTAACCATGTATGATTCACCTTATTAATCTGCATCAAACCATAATCACCTGTAGAACTGATAATATCAGCATTAAAAGAAGATTCCTTCTGCATCAAAGCCATAACTAATGTCCAATCAATGTTATATCCTTTGCATAAGTAAAAAGTAAATTTTTGTGTTTCTTCATCAAGTTTACAATTAAGTGGTGTAAATTTATATTCATCACCTGACCAGTCTGTTGACACTTCGTGTGTAAAAACTGTTCCATCATACGCACCAAAATGATTAACATTTTGCATAATATAATCATTTTGCAATTTTACTTTTTTCTTATCACTATATGTAATTCCTCCAATTAGTCCTCCTAATATAAGAACTGTTGTTGTAAACAACAAAAATCTTCTTTTTACAACCCTTTTTTGCTTTTGTTTTCTCATAAAGTTTCCTCCAATAAATTACTACTGATTAATTTCTTTAAATAAGTCATCAGTAAAATCCCTTCGCATTTCTAATGCTTGTAAAATATTTTCTTCAACACTGTTTTTGCACATCAAAATGTAATAGAAACAAGGTTGTTCTTGACCAATTCTGTGAATTCTTTTCTTTGATTGTTCAAATAGTTCTGACTTGTCAGTCAGTGTGAAATATATAACTTTATTTGCTTTTTGAAGATTTAAGCCCATTGCACCTGCCTGATATTGAATAAAAGTAATTGAATTATCATAATTATCAAGTTGTTTATCATAACCATTGACTAATGAAAACTTACGATTACAATCACAAGCTATTTCACTTAGAGCATCAAGTTCAGCAGTAAAGTTATAAAACACAATCAATCTGTCTTGTGTACTTTCTACCAATTCCTTGAATGCTTGTAGCTTATATTCACTGTATTGACCACACAACTGTCTTGCATAAAGTCTTTTAGTCAATGTAGTATCACCAACTAATTCCTTATCATCAACAGTAATAATAGAGTCTTTCATAAACTTCCTATATTCTTTAGAAGTTGGGACAAACTGTTTAATAAAGGTCTGTTCAGGAAGGTCAAAACATTCTTCTGTTTTCATAAATACTGCTCCATGTTCACGCAATTTAGATTTTAATCTTTCAACATTCTTATATGGATTTTCCTTGTCCACTATTTTGTGAAAAAAACCACCCATATCAATCTTTGTCCAATTTACATATTGGCGGTTGTAAACATCTTCTGAAATCTTCCATCCAAGCAGATGAATTTGTGACCAAAGATTTTCATATTTTCCCGCCGTTGGTGTTCCCGAAAGAAGGACCACAAACTGTGGTTGTAATTTCATAACACCTTGTTTTGTTTGCTTTGCAGTTGTGTTCTGAATCAAAGAAGATTCATCAAGCATCAATGTAAAGATTGTTTTGTTCAGTTCTTGAATTAGGTTTATTCTTCTCCAAAGAAGTTCATAATTAACGATTCCAATTCTAATTTTGTACCTGGAATGAAGAAACATATCCATTCCTGTATTTGTTGTCAAATCATAACACCATGCACCTGTTTCATCATGCTTCATCTTGTCAATGTAACATTTAAAGAAGTGTTCCTCCCAATCTGCAATCTTGGACTTCTGACACACAATCAAGATGTCTTCACCAAATGACATTGCTTTTTCAGCACCAACAAATGTTTTTCCAAGTCCCATATCCAAATAATATGCAACTCTATTTAAGTCTTTTGTTTGTTCTAATGCTTCCTGCTGATGTTTGAAAAGTTTCATAACATCACCACCTATGCTTCAATACTGATTCCAGTAATTTCTTTAAAAATATCCTTATCAAAGTTTGGAAGTTGCATCACACTGTCTTTTTGTACATCTGAAAGACCATCCCACCACATCTGTCTACCTGTTTCTTCTTCAATATGCTTCAAGAATCCACCTGTCACTGAATATTCAGGATGTTGTTCTTTTTCTTCATCAGTCATATCATCTTCCCATATCCAAGAAAGAACATTTGAAGGACAATTCATAAGAATATATCTCGCATCTGAATTTAACCAATCACTATAATTCCAGTTAGAAGGTTTGTTAAACAAGTAAATTTTTGGTGATTCAGTATTAAAGCATCCGTTTGAAAAGCAAGTCTTGTTCCAATCACCGCTGTTCCAATCACCGCTGTTACGATTACCGCTGTTACGATTACCGCTGTTATAATCACCGCTGTTACGATTACCGCTGTTCCAATCACCGCTGTTATAATCACCGCTGTTACGATTACCGCTGTTACGATTACCGCTGTTATAATCACCGCTGTTATAATCACCGCTGTTACGATTACCGCTGTTACAAAGACCAGTGCAAGCTTTTCCCAAATTTACAAGCTCAAGAACTTCCTGCCAGTTAATTTCTCTAACAATCTTAATTTTGTTAGTACAGCACTTACTATCTTCATCATTAGAGTCAATCTCACCAAGTGCTTCTACTTCTGCAACTTTATTATTAGGGTCAAAATCATAATAGCTAAAACAGTCTGATGCCTTTGTGCAGAAATGAAACCCCTTATCACAACAAACTGGTGTAACATCTTCCTCAAATACTTTGCCTACCTCAAACTGGAAACCTCTACAAGTCCAGTCAGAATTAAAAACCTTATAACCTTTCATTTTTTGTCCATCCTTTCAAAAAATATTTATTATGAAACTTTTATTCCTGTTACTTCTTCAAACTTCTGCTTTGTTATCACATAAGTCCATTGACCTGACATTTTAACAGCCATTCCAAATTTTAATGTTCCTTGCTGCAATCCAATTCTGATAAATTGTTCAGAAGCATCTAATAAACTTGCAGCATCTGCAACTGAAAGCCTATTACTATAAATTTTCATATCAATCACCGCCTATCATTTTCACACTTGCTTTATGGGCTACATAATCATCATAAGTTAGTGCTTTGTGACCCCTACCCCTCGGCTGTGAAAAAACATAATCAACCATATCAAACACATTTTTCATAGTAACCTGTTCGGGATGTATCACAAAGTTTGGAAGATTAATTCCATACTGCTCACATATTCCATTGATTGTTTCTGCAATCTGTGTTGGTGATGCACCTTGCTTTTCCATATTATCTCTAGTAATACGGATAAGATTTATTACATCTTTCAAAGGTGTGTTCCCATAATGCCCTGTTTTTCTTATAGCAGGAAGAACCTCTGATGTTACCCAACGCTTAAATTTCTTAGCACTAGGTAACTTACTTGAAAGAATAAGACTGTAAAGACCAGATTCGTTAATAACTGCTAATTCCTGTGTTCCACCAAGGGTGTCGCATTTTGCTACCCCCTTATCTTCATCATCAACTCTCTTAGCTAACGCATCCCTTGTGTTGCTATATCCCAAAGCAACTGCAATATCTTTACCAACAAACCAAGGTTGGTCATTTATCATTACTGTTCTTATACAACCAAGTTCTTCATTATTAAAAACTTGTATATTATTCATAAGTTTTTACCTCCTAATATTACTTTTAATACTTCTCCTTATATGCTATAATTCAATTAACTGATAGTGGCATATTAGTTAATATCTATAGAAAGGAGAATTAATTATGCTTAATTTGCCAGAATTAAAATATAATGAAGATTGTGACACAATTGATACTTGTAAACAATTAGGTCGAACATATAACCTCTGTTATAAAGGAGCTCCTTTAGGTAGTGGTCGCTGCTCTCCTGCTGAACAACAATCAATAATTCAAAAGTTCGAGCAGAGTAAGCTTCAATTAGAAATTCAAGACCGTGAAGATAAACGCTTAGCTCTCGAAGAGAAAATTCAAGAACTTCGTGATAAGAAAGCTGTTCGCAGGTCTTGGATTCAACTTCTTGTCGCTGCTATATTAGGTAGCCTGTTTACAAAATTAATTGACTTGTCACCTTTCATCATTGATTGGATAAAATCTTTACTAATATAGAAATAATACTGCCTAGGATAAAGCTGTGTATCAATACTGTACATTTAAGGAAATGTATCATACCTTTATAACAGCAATATCTTGGGCATATTTCATTCGATTGTTTTTCCTGTTCCATCTTCTCAACCTCCTTGCTATTTGCATTATTGTAGTATTTATACAAAATAATAAATTAATATAGGAAACTTATTATTACTAATTTGTGTTGAAATATTGATATTTTTGTGTTAAAATATCAATATAATTTAAGACAACGCCGAGCCGAGCCCACTTTAAGGGAAGGTGTAACGACTGTGCCTTCAACCTATGTGGAGTTTGATATTTAGGTTGAAGGCACAGTCTGAACTTGTAGGTGACTACAAGAGCTACACAGAAATGATGTAGCCCCACTTATTTAGTGGAGTAACAAAATTGGATGTCTATGAATAATAATAATAATAATATTATTAACTTAGCTACATCACCTGCTTTAGATGCGTACATTGATGTTTCTAACTCAATAGCTAGTGATGTAACTGAAACATACGATGCAACTATTACAACAATTGAACCTAAGGTACATGTCTTAGAAGCAACTGCTCGTAAGTTAGATTATTTAGGTGAGGTAAACTTTTTGCCCCATTACAAGGTAACTTGTAATTAATACTCCGTAAATTCGGCGAAAACCTTATATTGTATTTTATGCCATCTCATCAGAGGTGGCTTTTTTATTCACTTTTGTTATAACCCAATAAATCATTAGGGCTAATATCTAAACCTTCACATAACATATAAATGTCTTGTGCTGTTATGAGCTTTCTGTTATTTAACATATCACTAAATGTTTTTGGCGAATAACCGCATTTTTCGGCTACAACATACTGCTTCAACCCACTTTTTTTAACAATTTGCTTTAAATTATCAGTAATATTTTTAGTAGAATTCATTATGTTCACCTCCTTGATTATTTACATTTTCTTCTTTCTATATTATAATTATCTTACCGATACTGGCATATCGGCAATTCTTATAGAAAGGAGGAAAATACATGGACAATAATATAGCAGCAAAAAAGATTTTAATAGCTGGATTGTCTAGCATACCCAATGCAGATGAATCACTTAATAATAATGAACTAATCTTGTTTACACCAAATGGAATGATAACAGGCAAATTTGTTAATCACAAAAAAATTGAATCATCTACACCTAGTGACACCATTTTTAAAGAATTATTTAATGTTTTCGATAAAACTCTTTCTGAAAGAAACATTCAAAACCAATCAAATTCCTTTGTTTTATTAAAAGATGTCACTATCACTAATGGCTCTGCTACAAGCAATCTTGCATATCTTGTGGTATTTACTGACCAAATTATCGGTGCTACAATCGGTACCATTAATTGACAATTTTACATTCAATTCTAGCAGCTCATTTGTATGGGCTGCTTTTTTCCTCTTTACAGCTCTATAATGTCTCACTTTCCCACCTCCTACGCAATTTCGTCTTTTGAATCAACAAATAGATATTCTAAAGTCAATCCTTTAAATAAAGATTTTATCTTTTTTACTTCTGTTAATGTAAAATCTGTTTCTCCAGATAATTTTAAATACAATCCCTTTTGGGATAGATTTAATGTTTTGGCTAATGAATTTTTAGATATGCCGTTTCTAGCCAATTCAGCTTCTAAATTTTTATACATAAGTTTTTACCTCCTTCTGTTTTTTTACTCGATTGAGTTGTTTCAATAATATAATATCACCACATTGAGTATATGTCAAGTATTATTTTTACTAATTTGAGTAATTTTTTACTTAGATGAGTAATTTTATACTTGACTTTTTATTCTTACATGTTATTATTAGTGTAGGAGGTGACAAAATGAATTTTTTAGACAATCTGGAACAACTTATGTTAAAAAACAATATTAAAAATATAAGTGTTCTATCAAAAGAAAGTAACATCCCATACACTACACTAAAAAATTTTTACACGAGGGGAACCGAAAATGTCGGATTATCTACATTAAAGAAAATTGCTGACTTTTTTAATGTGACTCTTGATTATCTTGTTTATGGTGAATACATACTAAAATGTAATAAAGCAGAATTTGATGTTGTTCAATCGTTTAGGTCTTTAAATCCAGACGGACAGAATTATATTTTGCAAACACTTGATATGGCAAAAGACAAATATTCAAGTGAGTTAAATAAATCTATTAATGAACAACAAATAACATTGGTTGCTGCTAGAGGTGATAGTAACAAGGCTGTTGACATTAAAAAGTCTGATGTTGAAGATGATATGAAAAACTATATTCCACCTGATGATTTATAGTTTACATAATATTCCATTAATGGAATTAACCTACTAATGATATATTACTACTTCTTTTCTATACTGTTATAGGAAAGGAGTGGTAATATGTATCACGATTATGAGATAGCTAGAAATAAGGCTTGGGAAACTTTAATAAAATGTAATATAACAAGCCTACCAATCAATCTTGCTACTATAGCAAGATTAAACAACATCACTATACTAAAATATAGTGATAGCAAGCAAAATCTAACAGGAGATGGGTTTAGTCTTAATGTAAATGGTGTAAATGTAATTTACTATAATGACAATAAACCTAAAGCTAGAATTAGATTTACTCTAGCCCACGAATTAGGTCATTGCCTGCTAGGTCATTTAAAGTTTGGAAAGACATATAATCGAAATTCAGAAAAAGATTTTGACGGTATGGATATATTTGAAATGCAAGCCAATGTGTTTGCAAGAGATATATTAATGCCTGCTACTGTGCTACATAGCTTAGATATTAAATCTTTTGAAGATATTAGTAGAATATGTAATGTATCTGAACAATCAGCCAAAATACGATACGAAAGGCTATTAGAACTAGAAAAAAGGAATATGTTTAACAGACACCCACTTGAAAAGCGAGTGTATAAACAATTTACTAGATACATAGATAACTGTAAAAGTTCAAGATAGGTTCAAGATACGGTTCAAGATGTAACCCTTGATTTTATGCGGTGGTTCAAGATGGTTCAAGATGTTTTTAAGTTAAGGATATATTAAAATATAAAATCATTAAAATTTTATGTTTCTCTAAAAAATATCTATAATATATATAGAACCGTACATCTTGAACCGTTTATTTAAAAAACCTAGTAAATTACAGCCTTTCAGACGGTTCAAGATTTATGACTATGTTGAACTTTTAAATTTGTAAGCACATTCCCATTTTGGGTATTTGCTATAAAAAAAGACCTCCGATTGCTACCAACAATCGGAGGTCAGGATGGAAACCAAATCGGATGGATGAAATGGTTACCAATATCACCAATATAATTATACCATTTCATCCGCAAAAAAGAAAGGATGAAATAAATGAAATTACCAAATTCTTATGGTTCAGTTTACAAGTTATCAGGGAAAAGAAGAAAACCTTGGGTAGCACGAAAGACAGTTGGTTGGAAACAAGTACCTGAAAAGATGAAATCATATCCTGTTTATAAATTTATAGGATATTATGAAAGTAGGACAGAAGCACTTCAAGCACTTGCAACATTTAATGAAGACCCTTATGATTTACACATCAACACAATAACTTTTAAAGAAGTATATGAAAAATGGTCAGAAATTCATTTTGAAAAAGTTTCTGAATCTAATGTTAAAGGTTATAAAGCATCATATAAACTTTGTGACAAAATAAAAGATA